TACTTACATAATTAGTCATGTTTTTCTACCCATTGACCATCTGGCAACTGACAAGCAGTACCAAATATCACCTCTCTTTTTACACCGCCTACACCAATTAACGGCCAACTATTTGTTATATCAACCGTAGCGTCATAATCTTTACATTTAAAAGGACCTTGTACATAAGACCTAGTAACTTTAATTATACCACTATTACCTGTTTTACTGTTATACCAATTTGTATAACTTTGACCATAATTTGGTGAAGTATTTAAATGGTCAACAAATACTGCATTATGTACATCATAATCTGATTGATACATAATCTCAGCTCCTGCAAATGCACCTGTAACAGCACAAACACCTATTGCATAAGGATTTTCTACGCCCATTGCAACACAGCCTGCTGTTGTTGTCGTACTACCTAACACGGCGCCTGTTTGAGACCTATTTAAACTGCAATTGGTCAGGAACACCAATGATAGACCTAATAATAGTACCGATTGGATTAAATTTCTTTTTCTCATCATTCTCATTATTCGTCCTGGTCGATTGACAAGCCGCTAGGGTGGTCAACACCAGAATAATCATAATTACTTTCTTCCCTTTTAACATATTTTCCTTTATCACTAGCAACTAATAGACAATCTGCCTGTATAGTTTCAATCATTACATCTATTTCTTGTTTTGAAGCGCCGAGAGGTCCGTATTTCATATTACGGAGCCTGTCGGACATCTTCTTAATACTATCAATCTTATCGCAAAATTCACTAATCTTGTGATTCATTATTTTTGCCTTTAAATAGTTTTAAGATTGCTTTTTTTGTGTTAGCTAATTGTTCTTTACCATCAGCCCAACCTTTTTTTTGAAACTCAATTGTTTTATTTTTTTCAGTTTCAAACCAGTTTAATATAGGATTAGCATTAGCGTGATTAAACACCATCACAAAACTAAATAAGACAATAGCCATCACCCATATTGTTGGTAAGTTATCAAGTATATATTTTTTCATTACACTTTCCTTCCCGCTGTTTTAATGTCCTCTTTAGCAACTACCATATAAGGACCTTTGTTGTACGCTGGAACAATTGTATATGATTTACTTGCCTCAATCTTCCAACGATTGTCAGGTTTTGTACCGCCGTGACCAATTTTATTTGACATAGGAACATCTGATAGAGTCTTTTCTCTTGGCTCTGTCATTGTTCTCTCTGCAACATCAAGGTAATAACCACCTCTCTCTGTTAATTGAATTCTACCATTATCATCACAATTGAAACCTAGTTTTTGAAGATACTTTATATGTTTCTTCAATGCTTCTTTATATGCTTTTGTAGGTTTTTTTCTTCTTAATCTACGAATAGCACCAGATGTATTATGTGTATAGATAATCGCCATTAGACCATAGCCTCAACTTTTTCCTCTAAAGTTTTTGAGTTTTCATCTGATTCAGAATAACCAGAAACATCAAACTCATCTTCTTTTTGCTTCTGTTCAAATGTTTTACCAAACACTTTCATATAAAAATAGTCTTTAGGATTAGGTTGTGACCACGCTGTAAGTAGATTATCAAAATTAATATCTACATTATCTAAACTTTCGGGATTGGTTCTTTTAAGATTAATAAAATCTTTTAACATAGCAACTCTATGTTTGTAAGATGGTTTTTTAGACTTCTCATCTTTAGCAGTAGCTTCTTTAAACTCTGCATAAATCATTTCTTTTGTGTATTCAAATTGTGCCATAATGTAACTCCTTCACTAGTTAATAATAATATCTGTACACCATACCATAAATCGCTCGGAATGGCAAGCCCCTGTAAAAACCCTCATTTTACTTGCTTTTTTCTCCGAAAAACACGCCAGGATGCACCAGGATTGACGAATCGAAGCTATCGTGTATCATTGTATACCCCCTTTTTTAGGCTCTCCTGCAACTCCCCATTGATTGTGTCTTTCATCTGTCATCTGTTTTATGTGTTCCTCACTATAACCACCAAGGTAAGCGTCTTTTTGAGACTCTGCCTCAGCCCATGCCTCAAATTCATCAACTTCTTTTTGTTTAAAACCAATATACTCATTGATTTTATCTACAATAAGATACCTAGGTTTTTGGTCTTCAACCATTTTCTTAATCTCTTTTAGTTCATCAATAGATGTAAGTATATCAATCATAATTAACTCCCATTAAATGCGTCAACATCACCAGAATTGGTGGATATTTCATTGTCCTTATCTTCACTACTCATTAATAAAACAATGTAGTGAATAGCCTTTAAAAGGTCTTTTCTATTCTTACCAGCTTTCTTACCATACCTACAAAGGTATTTTATTGCATTTGCTTGGCAAAAATCTTTATCAATATTCAAGTGTCTTAACATATCTTGCACTTGAAAACCGTCTTTTGTGGTACTATAATGTTCACCATAAGTACCTTTTATGTAATCGTGTATTTCTTTAACTATTTTATCTTCATTATATTTCATATTATATTCCTAACGCTTTTATAACATCTTCCTCTGTCAATGGCAACCTTTTTCCAGATTGTAACCAATCGGCCATTTGTTCAAAGTTAAATGCTTCATCTTGTTTGTTTTCTCTTTCTAATACTTTTTGAGCAGTCTTAAAAAATTTTAATATATTCATATCTTGACCTATTACATCTGGTCTACTTTGATATTTACCTTTTCTTTGATTACTCATTCTTATCTCTCTCTGGTCTAAAATCATTTAAGTGATTCATATTTGCATATCTACCATCTTTATTGATTGCATATGCTAATGTAGCTTTATGTCTTTTACTAGTTTCTGCATATAAACTTTTTGCCTCATCATAAGACTTCACAATTGTTTTTGTACTTTTATCTAGTGGTCTCCACTCCATAATAGAATACTCTACAGCATTGTCTATAATATTTTGTTCCCACTCGTTTGGTTTATTATTCATTCATCCAACTTTTGTCTTCAACATACTCATTCTTTTTTATAACATCTTTTATCTGCATAAAATAACACCAGTTATCACCAAAGGTTACTGCACCAGTATAATTTAAATCAGTATCATATGTCTTAGCACTTAATGAGTTCTCACTTTCAGCCGCTATATCAGTAGGTTCTGTTGCAATACCTATATTAGTAACAACACCCTCACGGCCTCTTTCATCAACTATCGTATCACCTAGATTAATTATCACTTTATACCTCCCATAAATTTAGTTACTTCTTCATTGAAGTCATGTTTAAAAAATTGTCTTGTATCATACTTTTGACCATAGTCTTGGTAAAAAGTTTTGTCATCTGGCATACCAGACGCACCATATACATCTTCGTAAGTTTTGTAATACTCTGAACCATGTATCATTTCTACACCAGAAACACCTGTAAAATTACTAGCAGCTTCTGTATAGTTCTTATCGCAAAATTCTTTTACTTTCTTTTGAAAGTCTTTGTTGTTCAATCTATTCAATTGAGATAAAGGTAAGTTTCTAAAGATAGTATAATAGATATTGAAATAAGGGTCATACCTTTCTTCAGAGTCTTCATACTCTCTATAATAAACTAAATGTAAAGTTCCTTCTTTACTCATTATTAAGCAGCCTCTTCTTTGGCCATATCTAAAACTTCGTCAACATTGTATTCATCAATACCACAAAGTTCGATATTTTCAACATTAGATAATTGTTTGATTGCGTCATCTTTAGAGATAACATTTTTTACATATTGGTCTATGATTTTATCTGATTCTTTTTCAGCTAAATCCCAATAATAGTTTTTTACTTTTGACATATTATATAAGTCCTTTCTTTTGATTCGTTAATAGTATATCAAGAATTTGAAGTAGAGTCAAGCAATTTCTTTTCTTGGCTTCTTCTATTCTCTCTTTTAGTGTTTTTTTAATCATAATATAGATATATACTATCATACCAGGCACCAGAGTCAAGCACTTTTTTTAAAAAAAAAGCTAAGGAAATCAACGATTTTTAAATTATTTTGTTCTGGTTTTGTTCTAAAACCATGCTTTTTTGACCCAATCCTGCTCGGATTGGTGTGGATTAGGCTCTCCGTGAAATACGGTAACTAACGATTCGCCATTATGTTCAAATGTCCACTTACCTTTGTGGTATCTTCTACCTTTTCTATCATACCATTTATATGATTGTGTCCAAGAATCAGGAAATGACTTCGTTCCTGGATGACCTATGATTAAATCTGATATGACATTTTGGTCACCAGAATACCTTAACCACTTTGTTCTATCATCTGTAAATGGCTGCCATAGTTTTGATTTCATAGCCTCTGGTTTAAACTTAAACACGCTAGAGTTGAATATCTTGGTGTCAGGATTAAAGTCGTTCATGCCAATAAAATCAGCTTCAGGTTCGTAATTAAAAAAACAATCTATATTACCTGTAATTACAACATCTAAATCCATATAAAGAGTATCACCATCTAATGTATCAGGTCTAAACAATTGCATTTTGTTCCACCAACCATTTAATGTTTCTGGAAAAGTTCTTATATTAACATGACCATCTATTTCCATTTCTATATTATCAGTAAATATAAAAAAATTATGTTCTAATGTGGTATTTCTTTGTACCATATTATAGAGTTTTTGCACATACTCTACTGAATATTTTTTACCGTAACATACACAAGCAAAATTCATATTAATAACCAGTTGTAAACTGCCCTCATACTAAAAATTAAATACATAAGTTCCATAAGTGTTCTTGGCCAATCTCTATCTTTATATCCAAAATACACCCACATTATACAGGCAATGACACTAAAGGTCCAACCCACCCATTGAGTAGATATATTTGCTGATGATAAAATAAAAACAGAGGCCATGGCTAAACCAAAACCAATCCATCTTGCACCGTTTATATCTTTATAGTACCTTATTTTCATATTGTTTTTTAAGAGTTTCATAGGCAACTCCACTTCCTATTTCGTCTAAAGTAAATTGATGTTCGGCAACAAACTGCATCCAATCTCTAACAGTTTTGTAACCAGGTTTAAATGGCTTTTCAATCTTTGTAATATCTCTACTAGTAACTTGTGAGGCTACATTTCTTTGATGAGTAAATGACGGCACTTTATTTAATAAACCATCAATAGCTGATAATGACATATTAGTAACTATAGCATGACAATCTATTAATTGTTCTTTTATATTTGTATCCCACCATTTATTTCCAGGTCTAGGTTTATTTCTTACAATTATTTCTCTATTCGTCTTTTCTTTTAATTGCTCAACGACTTGATTTATCCAATCTTCTTGTGATATGCCGTTTATATGATAAGTAACAGTTTGAGATGAGGGGCAAACTAATATATGTTTTGTTTCACCTGTGTACCAACCCTTAAACTCTACATCTATTTCTTTGTTCTTTAGTTCTCGTAATCTTCTACCATCAGGAGCTGCAACACCACCACCTGTGTGTATTCCGCCTCTTACAATTCTAAAATATGTTCTATCTTTATCATGTATTATAGGGTTAGGGTATCTCGTAATTTGTTTAGTAAAATATCCAACATCTATGTACCACCATTCTTCTTTTAATCTTTCACATTCTCTAATTTCTTCAACATTTGAACCACCTAAACCCCAAAAAAAATGTATATTTCTATCTTCATCTTTCCAACCTTTTTCAATATAAGGCCAAATCTGGTGTGATAAACATTGTTGCCATTTTAATTTATGTATTACTAACATATTTCCATGCCGTCCCGTTTTCTATTTCTGACATTGTAAATTGATTAGCTAATAAACTATCAATCCAATATTCTCTTTCTGGTGTATATAATGGGTCTTTTATTAATGACATATCTGTTAATGATACTGGTACACCCATTGATTCATTTGCACAAAAACTAGGTACACCATTCATTATAGATTTTATAACAACTGTTGATTGATATGATACCGTACAATAGGCATTTTCTAAATCTTTTTCTAATGGTGTTGTATCTTCTTTTGTTCTAATTTTAATTGGTTTTCTTGTATGTTTTTTTATTGTTTTAAGTGTTTGTTCTTCCCAATGATGATTAAACCAATAATAATTTCTAACATGGTCACTAGGTGGTATGAATAGGATATAATCACCATCATACTTCCAAGGTTTTAGTTTTATATGTTCTCTATATTTTTGTATTCGTTTGTAATCTTCAGCCTTTAATTTTTTTATATCTCTAATATGAAAATAATTTTTAGTTAGTCTGTATATTTTTTCACCAATCTCTTTTGATTTATCATGTTTGTTACCAAACAAATAAGCATGGTCAAAATAATAAAAGTCTTGCATTTCATTGCTACATTCTTCTATAAGACCTGCTGTGCCTCTTAACATTCCAAATACTGCAATAGGATTTTTATAATTTCTATCGTAGTCCCACATGGTAGTTATATATTGGTCAACACTTGCACCAGGTCTTTTGTATAGATTACCATTGGCACTTTTAACTAATGCTCTTACAGGTATATCCGTATTTTCTCTTGTTTCAAATCCGTCTATCATTTTAACCTTATTTGAAAACACTCTGAATAGTATTTGTACCAATTAGTTGAATAATCGCAATGTTCATATTCTGAAAACCATGGACCACCCTCTGTAAAATGTATGTTCTTAATATCATCTTTTTGTTCATACTCTCCAGCTAACCAGTTCCACTCTAAAGGTAGTTCACCTATTAAATCTTCACTCTCTAACCATTTATATTGATGTAACTCTAAACCACTAGCACTATTAACATAATCAGGTGTAAGTGTTTTACATTTCTTACAATTCATTAACATAAAACTTGACCAGTTCTTTTTAGGGTAAACTGTTTGTACTTGATTTAAAAATTTTACTTTACTCTTTGGTGTGTAATCATGTTTACAAACTTGTACGGCATACTTATCATCACGCAATCGCCATAGTTCAGCAATGTCAGCCTCCATTAGCATATCACAATCCATAAACAATGCCCAACCTTGATAGTTCATAAGGTGAGGTATAATAAACCTACTAAAAGAAAACTCTGTACTAGACAAAGCAGTTCTTTCTCTTACAAAATCATCTTTAATATTATTTAAATATATTGGTGTAATAGCAACAGGTTTAGTTGAGTTCTTTAATATACTATAACTTAAAGTATTAAACGCCACTTTTTCTTTACTATCATACCCTATAAAAACATTTATCATTTTCTTCCCTCTCTTAACACCATTTGGTTTTCACCACTAAAACCTGCCGACTTTCTACTAGGACCTTTTGTATGGTCATAATACATACCTAAAACTGACCTTGCTTGAACATGGGCTTTTTTATGGTCTCCTATATTATTATTTTTTACACCTTTTTCTAATTCAAATTTTTTTCTAACATGGTCCCAAATAAAACTATCATGGCACTCTACTAGTTTATATATGTCATCACTATTATACATTCTCACCATTTCTCTAGCAAAGTTATGTATTTCTGGATGTTTCATATTAAAACCTAAAAAACCACATTCACTATATTGTCCGCCTCTACCAAGATAAGTCATCATGCAATCTTCTTTATATAGTTTTTTAGCTACCACATCTTCAGGCATAGGGTGGTAAAACACACTATCTGCGTCAACACCCATGACAAAATCATAATCACTATATTGTTGTATGGCATGACAATAACCATAAACTTTATAACTAAATCTTACTGCGTCTTGTAAAAAGTCTTTTGCTGGTCTATGTTTGTTTCTTTCTACGAATTTTTTTAAATCTGGTATTGCGTCATACATACCATCATCTTCATTATAAACTGTATATGGCCACGACCAGTTATAAGTTGCTTCAAATCTATGAGCATATTCTTTATATAATTTATTATTCCAGGTAGTTATTGTAATTAGTTTCATAATGTCATACCATATACTTTCTTCCATACTGCAAAGTTAAGAGTACAAAATAATTCTTTTTGTGATTTAAGACCTGGACCAGCTTTGTCAACACCTTTAATATTCTTTTTATGTTCTCTATTATTTAAATATCTATCTTCAACATCTGTCATATCATATTCAAAAATATCCATAAGTTCTTTATTGTTTAAAGTTTCTCTTATATAATCTTTTAAAACTCCGTTATCAGGTGCTGGTTGGTCCATTCTACCTATTAGTATTTCATCTGTTGGAAAACGCCAGCCTGTTTTACTATGTTCTAAAATGTATTTAGGTAATAGACCTTGATAAGCTTTCTTTTGTAAATACTTATGTTTATTTTTTGGTTTCTTAGCAAAATCTATATCAATTTTTAGTTCACTTGGCAATGCTCTAACATAATCTCTTAATCTTTTATTTAAAATAGGAAATCTACCTTCCATACTAAACGCCATGCCTAACTTATCGTTTCTAACTAAAAAATCCTCAGCTAAGGCATTCAAACTTTCTACATATAAAAAATCATTTAATTTATCTTTATTTAATATTTGTTTTATGGGTAACCACTCTAATAGATATGCCATCTGGTCATCTAAACTACATTCTAATTCTGGATTTTTTAAAGGTCTATTATTAATTCTTAACATCTTTAATTTACCACGCCAATCGGGGTCTTTGTGATGTTTATAACCGGCAAACAATTCATCACCACCATCACCTGCAAGAGTAACAGTTATATCGTGTGATGATATAAACTTATTCATATTATAATAAGTAGGAAAACTTTTACCTTGTCTTGGTTCTTCTAACGCATAAAAGGTATCTTCTAATGCGTCAACATAATCTTGTTGTGTTTGATAGAGCATATTGTTTTCAATACCCCATTCATCACAAACTCTTTTTGCAATCTCACTATCTTGATTTAATTTAGATTTAGGGTCTGTTGTAGCAAAACTAGATGTAAATGTTCTAGGTCTTACGCCTAACTCTTTCATCTCATAAAGTATTGAAGTTGAATCTAAACCACCTGAAAGAAATAGGCCTATGTTTCTACGACCCATTAAGGTTTGTTTTACAGAATAATTATGTTTTAGTTGTACATTTCTTTTAACATGGTTTATATCTAAATTATCAACTTGTGGTAAATTATAATCAAGTAAATTATGACTATGACCATTTACTAATACTTGACCTGGCACTAACTTTTTAATACCTTCAAACATGGTAAGATAACCTGGATTGTAACCTTGATTATAATACAGACTTAATGCTTTTTTACAAACTCGTCTTTCAAAACCACATTCTAATAAACTTTTTATCTCACTAGAAAAATAAAGCTTATCTTTTAAATAACCATAGTATAATGGTTTTGTTCCGTTTGTATCTCTTGCTAAAATTAATTCTTTGGTGGTCTTATTATAAAATGCAAGAGCAAACATACCATCACACTTCTTTAAAAACTCCCAGCCTTCTTTCTTTAAGCCTTTTGCTAATGTTTCTGTATCTGTTTTAGGATTATGTGATAGGTCTTTATAATTATATATTTCACCATTATAAACTAGAACACAATCCTCATAATGATAAGGTTGTTTTCCTTCTTCTACTTGTCCTACAATTGATAGTAAATTATGACCTAGTGTAATATAATCATCTTCAAATATGCCGTTACCGTCAGGACCTCTATGATGAGCAGCCTTAACCATTTTCACCATTAATTCAGGTTTTACATCAACTATACCATGAATTGCACACATATTAATCCTTAATAAAAATAGTTTCTTTTTTAAAACTATCTACTTCACGATAGCCTAAATCGCCTAATATATTTTTACATATAACTTTATATTCTTTTTCTTTTTCATCTCTAGTTGGTAGCTCTATACAAATAACTGGACTATGTTCTTCTAATATTTTTTTTGCACCAAGTAAAACTTCTTTCTCATGTTCTTGTACATCTATCTTAATTAAACCAACTTTACCTGCGTATTTTGGCATAAGTTCATGGTAGTAATTGTCTAAAGGAACCATGTCAACATAATCTATAACTCTTGCCTTTTTACCTATTGGTTTTATTCTCATATCACCACATGAGCTACTTGTATTATATAGTTCTACATTCTCAGCCTCAATATTTGATATAGCAACTTGTTCTAATTGATAGTTTTTTACGCCCTCTAAATTTTTATGACAGCACTCCCAATTTTCTCTACCAGGTTCAAATGCCCAAACAAATCTAAATTTACTACATAGCTCTTTTGTCCAAAAACCTACATTTGCACCAATGTCAATAGCAATATCCCATTCTTTAACTTTATTTAAGGCGAAATCTCTTTGTCGTTGTTGATAAGACCATTTATTATCATATTGTAGTATAACATTTTCATAATGTCTATCCCAATCAGGAATATGCCAATCATTTAATAATTTCATACACTCTCTCCCATTGTTTAGTTATAATTTCAGGCGTGAAATTATTTTTTACAAACTTTTGACCTTCTTCAACTTTTTGTTTTACTTCTTTAGGATTATTCATTGCCCATTTTATACCCTCATTTATATCACCACACCATATAAATCTTTGTAATAATAACCAACTAGGTATTTTTGCATTTGTAATAACTAATCTACCTTGTCTTAATGCGTCAACTGGTCTATTATGTCCTTTATACATTGTCATTTCATGGTCATTATTTACAGGTAATAAAACAATGTCTGATTGTCTTACTATTTCACCTTGAATTTTATAAGACCATTTAATTGGTCCCTCATTTGTTATTATTTGTAAATTTACATTTTTTAAATCTATGTTTGACCAATTAATTTGTTTTAAGTTACCTGCACTACCATAATAAACTGCATTTAATCTCACAGGATTAGGTTTAAACTTTACAGGTTCCTCATCTCTTTCAGTAGGGTCAGGTATCACATATACAGGTTTATTTGTTTTTGATTCTATAAGTTCTTTTAATTTATTACAAGTTGTTGTTATAGCTGTAGCGTATTCATTTGTATTTGACCAAAGTTTTTCTAACATAGGCCATTTGTTATCGCAAATATCATGTATATACCTCACATCATTATTTCTTAAACTTTCAACATCTTTTTCTGTATGAATTCTACCTAAAACTACAATATCATTTTTAAATGCTTGACCTATACTATCAATACATTTACCAACAAGTCTAGCTCTTGACCTGTATGAGTAAGGTTCTTGTTTACCTTTTCTATCTGGTGTATAAAATTTTAACATAGTAATGTGCTAAATATACTTTTCATCATTCTAGCAAAACCTGTTTCTCTTTCTTTTGATGTCATGTTTATTTCTGGTTTACTTAAATGGTCTGCAACCGTGCATATTGATAATGCGTCTTTATTAAACTTATGTGCTAACGCATATAGAATATGAGTTTCCATTTCAACTGCAAGTGTGCCTAATTTTTGTTGTTCTTTCCACCAGTTTTCATTTGGATTATAAAACCAATCACTTGATATAATTGGACCAGCATATGCGATAGATGAATATAACTCCATATATCTTCTTAGCAAATGCTCTGTAGCTGATGGACAAAATGTGCCATTAAAAAATTTACTTGTCATTGCATTGTCTGTATGTGCTGAAGAAGCCACAACAATATCACCAACATTTATATCTTCACGAATACCACCACAACTGCCTACTCTAATAATAGTTTGCACATCATAGATATTATAGAGTTCATGTATATAGATTGCGTTGGAAGCCATTCCCATACCACCCCCTTGAACGGACACACGCCTTCTCTCATCATTCCAATGTAAGTAACCAGTAAACCCTAACATATTTCTTACAGAGTTTACTTGTTTTACTTCATCTAAATATGTGTCTGCAATCCATTTTGCTCTTAATGGGTCACCTGGTAATAATACTATGTCTGAATAATCACCTTTTTTAGCTTCTATGTGTGGCGTCATAAATGTCCTTCCAACTTTTTACTCTTGGTCCTGTCCAACCCTCACGATTATAGGGCCAATCCATTAAATAAGTTTTTAATCCTACTTCTTGTCCGTCTTTTGCATAATCAATTCTATCTTCAATCCACATATAATTAGTGCCTGAATATTTTGATTGTAGTATTTCTTTTTTAGGTTTTCTAAAATCACCTGCACAATATATCTCATCAAATACATCACCAAAAAGATGTTGTAAATTTATTTTTCTTAATCTATGAGCATACTTGTCTTTACCTATCATAGTAACAACATCAAATCTGTAACCCTCTCTCGCAAGTCTTGTTACATATTCAACACTATCTTTATAAGCTGGAATATATCCTAACGCACCAGTTTGATTAAACTCATGCACTTTTTCTAGTGCTTCGTTTTCTGGTATGCCGTATCGTTTTGCTTGGGAAAAATGGTGGTCTGTATTTGGTAATCTAAAATAACCTTGTTCTCTCATCCAGACATCAAAAGCAAATGCCCAATCTAAAAGAACACCATCACAATCAGTTATTATTTTTTTCATAATCAATCAATAATCTCCTAATTTCAGGCCATGTGCCTAAATCAATATAGTCTTCAACTTCAATTACTTTACTACCAAATATTGGTGTTTGTGTGATTTCGTTTATTGTATGTTTTTGTTTAAGTGTAGATTTTTCCATAAAATTTATACACTCAAAAAAGTTTCTTCTTCTAAATGCAAAGGCACACCAAAATGAATTATAATATTCAACCCTATCTGTTGGTTTATCTTCATACTCTACTACATTACCCTCTTTATTAACATAGATTGCACCTTTTGTTTTTAATACATCTCTGTTTTCTTCTCTTTTAACTAGAAAACTAAAACCTGTTTCTTCTAATGCCTCCGTCACCAATGTGTATAAATCTTTACCTGGTTGTAACTTCATTATTGTATCTGGCAGTAACACTAGATTGTGTTCACCAAATACATGATAGGCACTTTTAATTGCACCTGTATATTCTTTTTCACTAGGGTTTTGAAATATAAATGTTATGTTATATCTGTCTTTATACTTAGCTAGATATTTAATTAAATCTGTTTTATCTTCATTGATAACAACCACAAACTCTACTTGATTTCTACCATAGTCTTTAAAAAAATTAAAACAATTATCAATTAAGGCACTATCACTATCTAATCTTAATATTTCTTTAGGGTATGGTAGATTTAATCTTGTGCCTCTTCCTGCTGATGGTAAAATAACTGTTAATTTCATGTGCAAAATCTTTTTAACACCTCTAATTTTCTTTCATGTGACCATACTGTAGCAGTTCTAGCCGTAATCCAAAATGCGTGTTCAGGCAATGTTGTTTCTATACCATATTTATCTTTAATCTGGTGTTCGCATTTCTCTAATTCTTGTGGTAAGTTTTCCATTTGCCACATATTCATTTCATGGTCTGTATCTGGTGGATTTTTTAACATTATAACTGCTTGGTCTACAACTTTTTTTGCAGCTTCAGGTGTAAATATAGCGCCTGATACACCACCTAAACCAGTTGTTGTTTTAGGTTTTGGTCTTTGTATTCGCCATTGACCTTTTATCTTTGTAGGTAATGTCATCTCTCTGACAGGCAAACAATTAATTTGAGTTTCTAAAATATTTTGTTGGTAAAGATAAGGTAAATATAACCACCTTAATAGATAAAAATGATTTCTTGTTGGATTTTCTGGAAACCATTCTGTAATATCGTTGAAATCAACCATGTGGTCGACACATTTTTGTTTTGCTTCATCTGTTGGATTATATAATGCTATATGTCTTCTTAATTCTGGATAGATTTTACTGGTTTGTTTTTCCCATAGGTCAAAATACAGGTCAAAATATTTTGGGTCAGCTGCACAATATAATATCATCTTGGTATCTCTGTATGTGGTATATGTAGTTTACTTCTTATCTTTGCCTTGTCTTCTCTATCTGTAACATAGTAACCCTCTATATGAGTATAATTATTTAGTCTTGCCCAATATACTCTTTTATTACCAGTTTGAACATATAAACCTGGTTTTACATTACCGTCTTCTAAAAGATGTTGAGGTGTTTTACCTCTTTTTAATCTTTCTTGTACCCAATCTTCCGTATGAGGTGATACGGTGATAGGATAAATCATACCATGTTTATCAAAACTTTCCCAATAATTAAATTCATTCATTCTATCTTCTAGCCAATTATTTGGTGGCATAAGAATTAAATCTTTTAAATCTAATTCTCTTAAATCATTATAGATACTATCAACTTTTTCTTTTGCTCTTAAAATTTTCATAACCAACTTTCTGTATAAAATAACTATCTGCAATATCTGATATGGGATTACCTACTTTATCTGTATCAAATATCTTTTTCAAGTCAAGTTTAGTTTCTTTTTCAAATGCCTCATACATCATATCTTTATCTGCGTTACCTTTTCCTGTAGCACCTTTTTTAACAACACTTGGTACAACGGTTCGATAAGGGTAATTTTTTTCTTGTAATCTGTATTTGAGTATGCCACAATTTTCAGCGATTTGAAAAAG